ACTGAATCGTCCTATGATCCAAAGTTTTGCGAAACAGCCGTTGATGTCTTATCCGAGGGTAAGAGCTTGGCGGCTGTTTGTGTTGCTATTGGCGTGGCTCGTTCCACACTTTACGAGTGGCGCGACAAATACCCTGACTTTAAAAAAGCCATCGAAATGGGTTTGCAGCACGCTCAGTTAAGGTTTGAAGAATTAGGCTTAAAAGGCATGTCGGGTGAAATTAAAAACTTTGCGGGCAGCTCTTGGATTTTTACTATGAAAAACCGATTCCGAGATGATTACGCCGAAGACAAGAAAGAAGACAAATCACCAGCGGAATCCGTTCTCGAACAAATCCTATCCGGCAAAATACAAGTAAAGAATGATGATCAAAAGAACTGAGCAGAAATGCGACGTCACCTGAACGCCATCTTGTAAAGCGTATGCGTTATTTGGCACTAGGGTTTGAGAGTTGAGCCATGAGCTTGTTGGGGGTGAAAATCCCCCCGATTCGCCAAAGGAGTTTATGTTGATTGATGTATTTGACCTGCAACAATTCGCCCCTGCATTCTTGAAAATAGCCGACAAATCCGGCAATTTAATCCCCTTTAGATTTAATCGCGCGCAACAGTACGTTCATGCTCGCATCGAAGACCAGCTCAAACGAGTTGGCTATGTGCGTGTCAACATCTTGAAAGGCCGCCAGCAAGGTATATCAACGTACATTCAAGCACGGTTTTTTCATCGCGTATTAACAACAAAAGGCACGCAGGCTTTTATCCTGACGCATATGGCTGATGCTACAAAAAATCTTTTTGAGATGACGAAGCGTTTCAATAACAACCTGCCTCAAGGACTTGCTCCGAGTGCTGACAAAGACAACGATAACCGTTTGATGTTCGATAAAATAGGCTCAGGCTATCGGGTGGGGACAGCAGGCAGCAAAGAAGTTGGTCGGTCAATGACGAACCAGTTAATGCATTTATCCGAATATGCATTTTATGAGAACGTCGCTCAAATCAAACGTGGCGTTGAGCAAACAGTAGCTGACATCAGCGGCACCGAAAAGATAAAAGAATCCACGGCAAACGGCATTGCTAATGCGTTTTATCTCGATTGGCAAGATGCAAAAAACCAAGAATCGGATTGGGAAAACATTTTTATCCCATGGTATTGGCAAGATGAATACACAAGAGACGCCACTCATCTAGTCTTAACCGATGAAGAGCGCGACTGGATGCACTTATATCAACATGATGGATTGACGATTCAGCATCTTGCTTGGCGACGACATAAGCTCGCAGACTTTGACGGGGATTACGACCAAAAAGCGAAAGGATTCTCGCAAGAATACCCGTTCACGGATGAAGAGGCGTTTTTAAACTCGGTCACCGATACTTTTATTACAGTTGACCCGGTACAGCGCGCCAGAAAAAACGATATCGAATCGGAAGCCGCCCTGATTATTGGCGTTGACCCTGCTCGAAGCGGTATCGACCGGTCGGCGGTTATTAGAAGACGCGGCCGAAAAGCCTGCAAGCTAGAAACGTTTCAAGGTTTAAACACCATGGAACTTGTCGGAAAAATAAAACACATAATCGATACGGAGCGACCACACAAGGTTTTTATTGATTGTATTGGACTGGGTGCCGGCGTTGTAGACCGCTTACAAGAAATGGGATATGCGTGTGTAGAGGGCATCAATGTGGCGCGTTCGGCTAACAACAAAGACCGATTTGCTAACTTGCGCGCTGAATTATGGAGTGAAATGCGGGACTGGTTTAATCAGGATATGGACGTGGACATTCCAGACGACCCTGAGCTGCAAAAAGAATTATGCGGTCTTGGATACAAATACAACAGTAATGGCAGATTGCTTATTGAAAGCAAAGAGGAAGCAAAGAAACGCGGCATGCGGAGTCCCGACAAAGCAGACAGCTTAATGCTGACATTCGCTTATGGGCAACATGTCGGGGAATCCACTTATCAAACCCCTAAAGCACCGCCAAATTTCAACAGCATGTTCACTTGAAGTGACGTTTTGTGTCACAATTGACTAATTGTTAACAAGGATTGACAAACATGGTCAAAAAAGCAGTGAGAGTTGCAAAGCGCGCCAGAATCGCGGCTGAAAAATGGCGTCAATACTGGCAGTACAACATCAATAACTATCACCAAATGCATGAGTTTGTTCTTGGGAAACAATGGGAAGACGAAGAACAGAACATGCTCAAAACATACAAAAAAGTTCCGCTAACTTTTAACAAGCTTGGTACGTTAGCCAATAATCTATTGGGCGAGCAGCAGCAAAATACGCCGCAACTTCAGGTTATACCCATGGAGAACTGCGACGAAGAAACTGCTCATCTGCGGGAGCTTATCGTTAAAGACTTAATATTTAGCTCTGGTGCAAAAACAGCTTATCAAGTGGCCGCCGCCCAAGATGCTATCGGTGGTTTTGGCGCGTTTTTGTGGGATACCGCTTATGCACATAAGAAGTCGTTTGACGTAGATATTGTGGCGCGCTACTTCAAAGACGCAACGCTTTGTTATTGGGATGTTGGCGCGGAACATCGCAATAAAATTGACGGGATGGTGTGCGGCTATTTATCTCGGATGACGCGTCTTAAGTTTCGCGAGGTGTTTGGGCGCGATTTGGAAGAAAAAATAACTCATATTGATGGTATTTCCGCCCCGGCGGAAGAAGTCGCTCTCGCCACTGATACGAACGGTCAAGGTGAACCGTTTTCATGGGTGGACGATGACGGCATTACGATTCAACATCATTATGAGCGGAAATTCAAAAAAGATACGTTATACAAGTTATCGAACGGTAGCATTTACAATCAAGAAGAAATGGACAACCTGGTGGAAAAGTCCCGGGAACATGTTCTCCAGCTTGAAATGATGATGGGGTTGGGGGCTGGAATTGATGAAGGCGAAGGCGATGTTAGCGGAGCTGCGCAAGAAATTGTTAGTGCTTCAGAAGATGTAATGACGCTCTATGACCGTGGCGAGCCTGTTCGTATTGTAGATAGTCGCTCAATTAAGAAAAGTATTATTCATTATTATAAGCTTGCAGGTGACTATATTCTTGAAGATACGGTGTTTCCAGCGGAAAACCTACCATTAATCTTTTTATCGAGCAAAAGCTATTACGATAAAAATGGGAAGCAAATTACCAAGTCATTTTTTGAAGACGCCAAAGACGCTCAGAGATATCTGAATTATTTAGGAACCCAATCAGCGTATATGCTTAAAGTAAGTCGATACGACCAGTGGATTGGCAGCAAGAAAAACGTATCTAGTAATGACACCGCGCAAGTATGGCGTGACCCATTATCCGTTCAAGGCATGCTTACTTTTGATGAATCTCCCGGGGGTGTTGTGCCTCAACAAACGCGGCCTCCTGAGCTATCCCAATCATTGCTTACACAATATGAGCGAGCAATGAATGACTTATATACTTCTACGGGACTTTATCCAACACGATTGGGCGAGCAAGGGAATGAGGTGTCTGGAGCCGCGATTGATGCTCGAACACGCCAAGGAAGTTATGCAACTTTTACGTTCTTTAATGCGATTAACATGGCGATTACAGCAGGCGGTCAAATTGTTAACGAAATGATTCCCGTGGTTTATGATGCCGAAAGAACAATTTCATTAATGACGCCTGATGAAGGGCAAAAGACGCTCGTTATTAATCGACAAGCCGACGAGTATGGAGAAATTATAGAAAATGATATTCGTCAAGGAACCTATGAAGTGCGATTAATTGCCGGCCCAAGTTATGAAGGACAGAAGGCGCAAGCATTAGAATCCCTTAACATGGTTCTTCAGGCCAATCCGCAATTACTCAATCTATTCGCGGATTTGTACGCTGAAAACTTACCACTTCCAAATACAATCGAGATTAAGAACCGTCTTAAAACGATTGTGCCACCTCAAATTATTGAGGCAGGAAAGACTGGAAAGCTTCCTCAAGACCAATCAAATCAGCCATCACCTGAACAGCAAGCGATGATCATGCAGCAACAAATGGCACAGATGGAAATGCAGGCAAAAGCACAAGAGCTTGAATTAAAACAACAAGAATTAGTGCTTAAAGCGCAAAAACAACAAGCAGAAACTGAGCGGGAAATGGCGCGACTTGAAACTGAACGATTAGAAGTTGCAGCGCAGCTCGAAGAACAAAAACTTAGATATCTTGCTGAAACCCATCGCACCAATAGCGATGCGGCCATAGCGCATGCCGATAACATTACTAAAATTCTTACGCATAAAATACAATAAAAAGAGGGGAAATTATGGCAACTGAAACAAGCAGTATTGATGAGGTATTAGCAAACGCACATCTTCCGCAAGCACCGGAAGATAAGGCAATCGACGAGATGACTACGGAATATGACGAGGAGCCTATAGTAGACGCGCTTGCCAGGGAAGAATCGGAAGATGCGCCCAAAGAACCAGAGGCCCATCAAGATGAATACGGCAACCCGGTAGAGCCGTCTGAGTCAAAAATGTACACCGAGGAGGAAGTCAACGAGCGCATTAATCGTGCGGTGCGGGAGCGTTT